TGGTAATTGGTACAAATGTACAGGCATATGATGCAACGATAGTAGTTGATGGAGATATTGGTTCAACTGTACAGGGATATGATGCTGATACAACAAAGAACGATGTCGCCAATACTTTTACTGGCAATCAAACATTTTCAGAAACAACAGAAACAGTATATAGTCTTGTAGGTCTCGATATTGATCCTGCAAATGGCGGTAAACAATACAAGACTTTGGCGGCAGCACCAACTTTTACCTCATCTATTACAAATGGTCAATCCGTACGCCTACGCATTGTTGGTGGGGATACACATGCTGTCACCTGGCCTACGGCAACTTGGGTTACTTCTGCAGGTAATGCTGCACCAGCTGCTACTGCTGATGATGTGTTTGTCATAGAAATGGAAGGTTCTACTTTATACATTTATTATCTCGGTAGTGCTGTATGAGTATGAAGGAGCTAATGGCTGCAGGTAACTCCTTAGCATCGGGTGATACCCCAGAGGGTGTTAGCTTTGATGGGTCGAATGATTATCTGAGTCGGAGTTCTGTCTTATCAGGGTCATCCGACACGGTTAAGACTCTCACGCTATCCGTGTGGGTCTATTATGACCCAATTCCCGCAGTTGATAGTCAGATAGTCAGAGTATTGGATATACGGCAAGGGTCGTCTAGTCATGTGGCTTTTCAGTTGCGCGTTGGGTCTTATGGTACTGCGTCTGTAAATGCTGAGTATGGTTCTTCGTGGGGGCAAGCGATTAATGATGTTTACAACGACAGTAGTACACCTGACGCTGGTGTTCCACAGAGCGGTTGGAATCACATCCTGTATTCGGTGGACTTGAACAATACAACCTCTGCTATGTACATAAATGATGTGTTAGCGAACCCAAGCACTGACGGGAGTTCTCTAGCTAACCAACCTATGCTATTTACAACCTACGGGGCTGACATAAATGTTGGTAGGCAGTATGGTGGCAACTATTACATGAAAGGCAGACTAGCACATTTATTCTTAGACTTCACCTACCGCAACCTATCCACAGTATCTAACCGCAGACTGTTCATAGACTCTGACGGCAAGCCATCGGACACCATCCCATCCAGTCCTATTCTCTACCTACCCATGACAGAAGCATCTACGGCTGGGTCGAACTCAGGCACGGGTGGTGACTTCACTGTGAATGGGGTACTGGACACGGCTGGTCGTGGACCTAATCAAAATAACTGTTCTGCATCTGAGTTTGATGGGTCGAATGATTATTTGAGTGTTACCAGTGGACTTGGTGCAACAAATAGTAGAACTATAACGTGCGCTTTTACATTTAGACGGGAGAATAACTCTAGCGGAGAACAAGATATAATCATGTTTGACGATTGGGGTGTGGGTGGTGGGGGTAGTCAGTGCTATGTCAAAATTACGGGGGATAATAAATTAAGTGTAAGTATGGAACTTAGTGGTTCGGGTTATGCTGCGCAAATAAAAACTAACGCTGTATTCACTTACGGTAAACATTACGCTGTTGCACTTTCTTTTGACACTGGTAGCTCTGGTGGAGTCAAATCAAAAGTGTATATTGATGGGGTGTCACAGACACTTGCCACAAACGTAATGTATTACAGTAGGCTTTGTGAAATTGATACGGACTATGTATACATTGGGAGATACCGCAGAACCGCAGATTATTTCTTAAAAGGGTCATTTGGAGAGTTTTACTTCGACACCACCTACACCGACCTAGCCACAGATAACCCATTCTGGGATTCAGACACCAACCGACCTAAACCAGTTCGACAAGTTATCTCAGAAACAGGAACAACACCACTGATTGCAATGCCAATGAGAGCAAATGATGCTGGGAATAACTTAGGTAGCGGTGGTGACTTCACTGTCAACCCGACGTGGCCGGGAAAAATAGGGGCGAGGGGTGGGTCTGAGTTTTGGGCTAGGAGTGTAATTAATTCCGCTAATACTTCTTATCTTGCTAATTTATCGCCTGTAGTATCTGGAACTTCTACTAAATATACTCTCGTCAAATACTTTTATGTCGGGTCTTCTGCCTCTGGTAATCAATTCTTATCTTTCCATGAATATACGGGTGGTGGGAGTATAGTTTTTTATTTTAGTAACACAAATGAAATTACTCTAACAGTGTCAGGGGATAATAATGGGAACTCAGCAACAGCCTTTAACATAATCACCTTAACGTCATCAATAAGCACTAACTCGTGGAATAAGATACTTATTTCTTTTGATTTAACTGATACGAGTAAAAAACACGCTTATCTTAATGATATAGATGTAACAGGCAGAATTAACTTTTTTAATAATTATCCAATACCTATCGGGGATATTGATTTCTTCTGTTTGGGTGAAAAAGCTGGGTCGAGAAATTTCCTTGAAAAATATGCTCTTGCGTATGAAGCGGCTTCATATATAGACTTCTCTCAAGAATCCAACCGCAATCTATTCGTAGACCAGCTAGGTTATCCAAAAGACTTAACCCCAGCAATTGACGCTGGTGATATCGCAGAACCACTCATTTACATGAAGTTTGATGACACCTCTGCCTTGGGTACAAACTCAGGTACGGGTGGTAACTTTACAGTCAATGGCACAGTAACCGCTGGTGCTGATGTAGACCCTAACGCATAGCAGACAAAGGAGATAACAATGCTATATCTAAAAGCAATCGACAACGTAGTAGAGAAATATCCATACTCACTAGGTCAGTTGAGAAAAGACAATCCGAATACAACATTTCCCAAGCAACCTAGCCTAGAAACATTAAGGAACTTTGATATGTTCCCCGTGACAGAGGTGACACCGGAACTTAGAGATAACGAGAAACTTGAGAAAGTCTGGGTACCAACATTGGTTTCTGGTGAGTGGATTCTACTGCATGTAGCAGTCGCTAAGACTGAAGAAGATTTAGAGACAGAATTAGATGTCAAATGGGCAAATCTTCGAGAGCATAGAAATAATCTACTCGGGGAAACAGATTTCCACGCATTATCTGATGTAACCATGCCGGAGGAAATGACTACATACAGACAAGCTCTTAGAGATCTTCCGGAGACAGTTGATATAAATAACATCATATATCCAGAGAAACCATAGAGAGCGATAATGGCATTAACAACAAAATCGGAATTATCTGAATATTGTCTACGAAGACTCGGTAAACCTGTCGTTGATATTAATGTCGATGTAGATCAGATATCCGACAGAATAGATGAGTCCCTAGAATATTTTGGTCAATTCCACTATGATGGTATTGAGAGACTTTACCTGTCCCATACTATTACACAGGGGGATTTAGATCGAAGTGGAACAATCAATTCTTCTGTAGCAACGCAGGATTCAGTTTCTGCGACTTGGACAGATAAAAATAATTGGTTCCCCCTTCCGGATTCTGTTATATCTATTCTCAATGTGTATCACCCATCCACAACATTTGGTGCTAACTGGTATAATCAAGCAGTCATAAATCAATCTGGACTAATCGACTTATCTTCGGATCAAGGTCTCGTTAATTATGAGACTATGAGAACTCATATTGATATGCTAGATAACTTATTAAATGATAAACCCTCAATTAGATTTAATCATTTAGCTTCTAAATTATACTTCGATGATAAATGGTCAGATGTATTTAAGGTGGATGATGTTATATTAATTGAATGCTACAGAAAAACCGATCCCTCCGTGGCGGTTAAACTCTATAATGATATGTTCCTCAAGAGATATGCAACTGCACTCATTAAAAGACAGTGGGGTCAAAACCTACAGAAATTTAAAGGTATCGCAATGATCGGTGGCGTCGAGATCGATGCAGATACTATCTATTCTCAGGCACAGGAAGAAATTGAAAAACTTGAAGAGAAGATAATATCTACATATCAAGCTCCACTTGATTTCATGATAGGATAGATCGTGGCTACCTCATCTTACTTCAATCATTCATATAAACCTGAATCTCGTCTCTACGAAGAAATAATCATAGAGCAAATAAAGGCATTTGGTACCGATGTTTATTACCTTCCCCGAAAGTTAGTTCGCGAAGATAAGTTATTTGGGGAAGATATACTGGGAGAATTTAATGATGCATATGTCATTGAAATGTATTATGAAAATGAATCTATGGGTTCCGGTGAAGCGGATGCTCTATCAAAATTTGGTCTTGAACTAAGAGATGAAGCTAAATTCCAAGTCTCGAGACTTCGATTCGAGCAACTTATATCTCTTGATCAAAACCTTATATCCTCTACTCGTCCAAATGAAGGGGATTTGATATACTTTC